CTGCCGCTACAGCAGTGGCCTCCGCTTCTGAAGAGCCCGCAACTAAGAAATCAACAGTGAAGGCTGATGGCAGTAACGATCGACGCAACAGTAGGCAGCGCAAGCGCAAACAGTTACCTGACGCTGGCGGAAGCTGACGCTTTAGTTGAGGCCATGGTTCTCGGTACTGACGCGGCACAATGGGACAGCGGAAACACTGACAGCCGCAATCGAGCTTTAACGGCAGCAACACAGCGACTTGACCGCGAAAGGTTTCTAGGCGCACGGGCAACAGATACGCAGGCATTGCAGTGGCCGCGAACTGGTGTTCGTAAGCCTGACACGTATGTCAACACATACGCAACGGGCTTTCCGTTTCGCATTTCTGACGATTACTTCACTGACACAGAGATTCCAAATCAGATCCAACGAGCGCAGATCGAGTTGGCCGTTTATTTACACAACAACAAGGATGGGATCAGCCTTAGTGGTTTAAACGACTATAAAAACGTCAAGATTGGCAGCATTGACGTAACGCCTGACAAGACTGGCGCGGTTGGGGCTGATCACGTCCCGCCGATGTTTGAAAGGTACTTGACGGGCCTTAGAATCAGTGGACCTGGCAACATCGCTATCAAACGGAGCTAATCATGGGCATGAATTACGCACCAAGCAAGGCCAACATCATCACAAACACGGCTGCTCAAACCGGTCGTTTTGTCAAGATTCATGCCTTGGCAGATTCTGAGGTCACCTTGGTTTCAGAGTCGATCACCGAAAACGGATCAACGACCGTTAACGGAATTACGATGAACGCATCGACAACCATTGAAGGGTTGATGATTACAAGCATCACTTTGGCTAGCGGTCAAGTCATCGCATACGAAGCCTGATGGCCCTTGTTGATTCGCTGCAAAAAGTCGCAAGCACTATCGTCAACAAGTTTGGCGGTGATGTGACAATCCGTTTTGTCTCGGCTTCTGCTTACAACTCAACTACTGGCGTCGTAACTGAGACCGAAAGCGACACCGTGATAAAAGGCGTCTTAGAAGACGTTAGCCTGCGCGAAGTTAACGAGCTTATTCAGGCTGGCGACAAAAGGTTGACTATCGCGGCAGATGACTTGACAACGGCTCCTGAGACAAAAGATCGCGTTGTGATCGGCGCAGTTGTTCACCAAATCATTCGTGTTGAAACGACTGAGCAGGACAACGAAGCGATCACCTACGAATTGATTTTGAGGGCCTGACGATGACTCGCAATATCAAGCTTGGTGAGATTGGCGACTTTATGGGCGAGCAGGTCCAAGAGCTTGTTAAAATCACGACGCTTGAATGGGAAGCCCGAGTAAAAGAACAAACACCAGTTGAAACAGGAAGGCTTAGGAGTGCTTGGCAGAGCAAAGTCGAGCCCTACGAAGGCGTGGTGAGCAACAATGTTGAATATGCTGAGCCGGTTTGCTTTGGCAATAACTTGCCGCCGTCTTGGAAGGGGCAATTCAGAACAAGACAAGGCACAATTGCTGGTTTTCCTGAGCTAATAGGTAAAGAGCTTGAATCTTGGACGCAGCAGCAGTATGAACGCATCAAAAGGAGAGACTAATGGCCGCCGCAGATCTAAACGCAGTTAGAGCCGTTATCGAGGGCAGGCTAGCCACTGAACTGGCCAATGCCCCGGCGATTCCAGTTGTGTTTCACAACATGGCTTACGAGCCAACCCCAAACTCATCTTGGGTTCAATGCCTTGTCAGCTTTGGCTCTAACGAATATCTAAGCCTTGGCGGAACTACAGCTTCAGATAATCGAATTGTTGGCCTATTACTGGTCAACATCTTTTCAGCAAAAGGCGTTGGCCCTGGCGCTAATTACACGATCGGCAAACGTGTTCGTGACCTTTACAATAGAGTGAACGTATCGGGGGTTTACTTCGATGCTGCAACAGGTCCAGAGGTACTGGGTTCACCAGCTCCCGAGGGCTACTTTCAAACTCAGGTCCGCGTGACCTTTGAATCCATCGAGGAACTCTGACCATGGCTTTTTATCGCGGTGAGCAAGGCAACGTCCTTTTTAAGAATGACACTGGCGACACCCTGACTGTTGTAACGGCTGTGCGGTCGTGGTCTCTGACTATCGACAAAGAGTCGCTTGAAGTCACAAAAATGGGAGACACCTTCCGCGATCGAGTCGGCGGCCTGATTGGCGGCAGCGGCACCATCGAAGTCTTTTACGAAAAGACCGCAGCAGGTGACGGCAAAGGCGATTTGATCCGTGAGATCCTTACTACCCCAGCGACTGAATCAACTGCTGCAGGCGCGGAGCTTTACACCTTCGACGCAGGAAGCCAAGCGGCTACAAGCGAAAAGCTTGCCTTTGACTTGTTGATTACATCCTCTGAGTTCAGTGCTAGCGTTGGCGAGCTTCAAGTTGTGACCCTTAACTTTGAAACTAAAGGCGCAATAGCTCTTACCACTGTTTCCTGACCTAATTTATGGCCGCTTCAAATCAGCGCACTGTTGATCTGCTTACTGGCGCTTTTGACCTTAGTCAAAGGCGTAAGTTTGTTGTCAACAATGCGGACGGCGAACCTATCCTTGACTTGTATTTCAAGCCAATCACAAGGGCTGACCGTAAACGCGCTCAATCTGTTGCCAACAGCGAAGAGGCCTTAGACATCAGCACACAGATGCTGTGCCAAAAAGCAGAGCTAAAAGATGGCGTCAAGGCTTTCGCTGCCGCTGATGCCGCCAAGCTGCAACGTGAATTGCCTGAGACCGTACTTAACGATCTTGAGCTTTTCTTGTTTGGCGTTGGGGAAGAGGCGGAGCTTGAAGAAGCAAAAAACGACTAAAGCAGGACAGCTGGCTCAATTTTGAGTTTTTTCTGGCCTGCGAGCTTGGCATGACGGTGAGCAAGCTTCGTACAGAGTTATCTGATGCGGAGCTTGTTCATTTTGCTGCGTACTATCAGCTGAAGGGCGAAGAGGAGAAGAAAGCAATGGATCGCGCCAAGGCGAGACGGCGGTAAGATTGAAGCATTGCTTAGGTAGCCGTGGCAGTATCCAACGTTGAGTTAAGGGTTAATGGCGGCAATGCTGTTCGCGAACTCAACCGAGTCAATCAGTCAACAAGCAAGCTGACGGACACAGTTAAACAGCTTGCAGGGGCTTTTGCTGGCGTTCAAGCCTTTAAGTTTATTTTTACCAAAACAGCTGAACTTGAGAAGCAAAGAAAAAGTTTGCAAGTTTTAACCGGATCGCTAAAAGAAGCGAGCAAGACCATTAAAGAGTTGCAGCAGTTTGCTGCTGTAACTCCCTTCACAAGTGCTGACTTAATTGACACGGCTAAACGGTTAAAAGCGTTTGGAGTAGAAACGAGCAAAATCGTTGACACTACAAAACGATTAGGTGACGTGGCAGGCGCAACAGGTGCTGATCTTAACGGGATTGCTACGGCTTACGGACAAATTCAAGCGAAAGGAAAATTGCAGACAGAGGAGCTTTTGCAGCTTCAAGAGCGAGGAATTGACATAGCTAGCACGCTCAGGAAAGAATACGACCTGACCGGAGAAGAGTTTAGTAAGGCGCTGCAAAAAGGCCAAATTAGCGCAGAGGCAGTTGAGTTTGCGCTTAAGGAGCTTACAAGCACTGGCGGACAGTATGCGGACGGTGCCATCTCTCAATCAAGCACGTTGTCTGGGAAGCTGAGCACATTGCAAGACAATATTGAAACTCTTGCAAGGACTCTTGGCTCGGTTTTATCCCCAGTATTGAAAGGAATTTTCGATCAGGCTAATCAAGTTTTAAGCGCCTTGAACAAAGCTTTAGCAGCCGGAAGAGGGGCTTCTTTTAACCGTCAGATTGGGGCGATTGGAACAAAAATAACCTTTGGGCTTACAAGTCAGTCAGTTGATGACGTTGAAAAAGTTTTAAGTCAGCTGTCCTCTCAAAAAAACAGAGCAGGAATACAGCAAAATATTACTGCTTTAAACCAGCTAAGCAATGCGCTTGCACGAATCAGCCCAAGCGATCCAAACGCAGGAAGAGCAGTTGAGCTGCAAGGGCAGATCATGCGTCGGCAGCTTCAAGAGTCTGCGGCATTAAAAAACGCGCCAGCAACTCCATCTCTTGGAGCAATAGAGATTCCTGAATTGCTTGGCGGTAGCAACAATGGAAAAGGAGGAAGAGGCGGCGCTAACGGTAGGGTCGATGCAACAAAAAAGCTGCTTGCGTTACAAGAAAAGCTAACTTATAGCATTGACACAATTAGCGAAAGAGAAAAATTAATCCTTGAGCATAAAATTGCTCAGCAAAGGATAACAGAACAAAATTTGCTGCCAAACGAAAAGAAAATCGCTTTTCTCCAGGCAGAACAAAGCCACATGGAAAGCATTATTGCTCTTGAAAAAAGATTGGCCAAAGAGCAAGAGCAAAGAGCTAAGAAAACAAGAGACGTTTTCGACAAAGCGATGAAAGACGAAGCCGACAGGGCGCAAAAACAAAAGGAAGCTGACCCTGGCTTCCAAATGCAAAAGCAATTTGAAGAGCTAATTAAGCTTGAGAATCAAGTGGCAGCAGGGGCGACCGCTATTGGAAACGCATTCAGTAATGCTTTTGTTGGCGTTATCAGTGGGGCTAAATCAGCGCAAGAGGGTTTGGCTGAAATGATGCAGTCGGTGGCCAAGCATTTCCTTGACATGGCCGCAAAGATTATTGCTCAACAGATTGCCATGATCCTGTACGGCACGATCATGAAGGCGCTGGGCGTCTCAATGCCGGGAGGGAGTGGATTCAACCCAGGAGCCCCAAGCATTACTGGAAATAACATTAGCGATTTTGGAGGCGGCACACCTCTCTTTGCCGAAGGCGGTTACGTCACCGGCCCAACCAATGCCGTAGTAGGAGAAGGTGGCGAACCTGAGTACGTCATCCCAGAATCGAAGATGCGTGAAAGCATGGGACGTTATTCCAGAGGTTCACGCGGATCTTCTGTTATCCCGGCAGAAGGCGGCGGTTCAGCCGGAGCGGAAGGCGGTGTTGCTGTTGCCGCTCCAATCGATGTCCGCTATACCGTGGAACGTATCAACTCAGTGGATTACGTGACCGCAGATCAGTTCCAAACCGGAATGAAGCGAGCAGCATTGGAGGGCGCACAGCGTGGTCAGCAACTAACATTGAGCAGACTGCAACAGTCGCCCTCAACCCGTAGGAGGATTGGAATGTGACGACACTTGCAGTTGGTAATTATTTAAAGCTTGCAAATCCAGCCCAAACAGTGGTCTATAGGTTTCAGAACTTCCACATTGGCGAGACTGCGACTTATGACAGCTTCAATTGGAGCTTTCTGCCGTTTGGTTTTTCTGGCGTAAGTGTCAACAGGACAGGCGATAACACGTCTGCATCACTTGTTTTTCCAAACAACGAACTCAGCAGGGCATGGGCTTTAGAGGCAGTTACTGACCGTTGGCTAGCAACTGCTCTTGTTATGAACCTTGACCCAGACGACCGAACGACTGGAACGTTGATGCACCAATACATTGGCCAAGTTGCTGGCGGCAGCTGGGGCGATGCAACTTTGAACCTTGATGTAAACACGATCTTGGACGCCGTAGGGTCTGACGTTCCACTGCGCCGCTTGACTCAAAGCTTGATTGGTAACATCCCGGTAACAAGTAATGTCCGATTGCGTTGATCTAATCGGGCTTCGCTACCGATTAGGGGCTGACGGTAGTAACGGTGAGATTGACTGCATCCATCTTGTTTTCAAGGTTTTGGAGCGGTGCGGTATAGACGCACCACCATTTAATCCTGATTGGTACAGCTCAAGCAAGACAAAGGTCTGCCGTGATCTTTTGCGGTGGGGCTACCGAGTGGCACAGCCGACGTATGATGGGGATGTGCTCCTGTTGAAGGAAGACACTTGGATTTTCGCAGTCACATGGCAAACCGGGATTCTTTACATCAACAGACACCTGGGCGCCGTGACCTGGACACCGGCATCCAGCTTTATGAAATCCCACTGCTTCCGTACGAAAGGCAGCTAATAGATATTCTTGATTGGAACGAAGAAGACTACAAACGTTTTGCATATTTAGCAGCAAAAAAAGGACAGGTTAGACCGGCTGCGTATGCGCACATTCCAGACATACAAAATGCTTCAGCAGTGGTGCCAATTATTGTCAGTCTTGTTGTTGGCGCAATTTCTACCGCCGCTTCAATACTGCTAGCACCAAAACCAAAAGCTCCAGGCTCAGGCCCAGACAACAGAGTTAGTCGTCGTCGTCTTGGTGGCCGTTCTGGGCAAGAGCGTTTCAGCCCCACAACTGGCTTTGACACACAAGCCGATCTAGCGGATTATGCAAGTCCAATCCCTATTATTTTTGGCCAATACACTGGAGCGACTGGCGGAATTGTTGCTTCACCTAGTTTGGTGTGGTCTCGTGCGTTTTCGCTTGGTTCGCAGCAATCGGTCAAGTTATTGTTTGTTCTTGGCGAGCAAGGATTAGGCGAGGGAATTGCCAAGCCCGAACTAAACGGAATCTTCCTTGGCAATAGCGCATTAGACGCATCTTATG